AGGATTGCATTAGCAATTGCTGTGCCGTGTGCAGTGCCTTTGCTGTAAACTTCTAGTTGTGCAGCGCCCTGTTGATCAAGACCAAGGCGATCTAACTGACCCCTGTACCCTGCCTTTCCGGGCTGACGATATATATTGATACCGCCCACGTTCATAACAAAGCCACCGTCTTTACCCACGTTGGCAGCGTTCTGCCGGTATTGTTTTATCTTATATATGTTTTTAAATTCATCATCGATAGCCATGCTAGCAAAGACGTTGCCTAGCCCACCCTCCGGTATAAACCTATTTCCTAGTCCCGTGGGGTCTTGTATAGCTTGAGAATTTGCCGCTCCCATAACAGGAGAGAATGCCAGTGATCCTGCAAGACCTGCCATACCACCAAACGCCTCTGCTGCGCGGGCCTTAGTAGAATCGAAGGGAGTGTTGAAGTCTACTCCCGAAAAATATCCCGACCTGTCGCCAAGCTGTTCGGCCTTTAGATAGTCTTTCAGAGAGGCGTACTTTACATTAGAAAAATCATTTACAACGGTAAATTGCCGCTTATAGGTTCCGTCCTTTTGTACAACGCCCTTACTGAACTTGTGAATGTCTACAGGACGTCCGTCGGGGCGTCCGCTATCGATTTGATCTTGAGGCGCGGTTACTGCACCCGGAGAGACTACGGGATCGGGCGCAGGAGCCGGATCGGGCGCAGGGCTACTGTCTACGGGAGTGCCATGATACCAGTTATATGTTGCCATCTGTGTTTGCCTTTACAACCGCCGCGTGGTTATTCTTCAATTTGAGGAGCGTTTCCAGTAAAACCATCTTCCCCTGCAACTGGCGCAGTTCCGACTCCGATTGCGCCACCATCAGTGCCTGCACCGTCATCTCCTTGAGGCTGCTGAGATACTCCTCCAGCCCCTGCCATGCCTTGTTGTTGTTGACCAGCGGGGCCACCGCCCTCGCCTGTTCCTTGTTGAGCATTCGCCATCATCCCCTGCAACATTTGAGCATATACCTGCGCCTCGTCTACGTTATTGACCAAGCTGTCCGGATCGATATCCTGCGATATAGCCAGTTCACGCATAAGATTCGGAATCTTGATGAACGGGGCTAGCATAGGATTAGATACGGTCTGAAGAAGGCCAATCAGTCGTTGACTGCGTACTTCCTTTTGCATGACAGATGCTACACCGCGAGGCTTGATCTCAAGGTCGCCGCCCACGTCTAGCATGTCGTCGTTGAACTGCATGTTCCACTGGTAGTACGCTTCGCCTAGAGGCTTGAGAAGGTGATCATCTACGTTCTTGATGACCGTCTTCATAGACAAACTAGCACCGCCCATGAGCATAGACAGTCCTGCAGCCGTACGTCCTGTGCCGGAAACGCCTGTCTGCCCGTGCATGATAGACGGCAGTCCTGTCTCCTCATCAGCAAGCTGTCGGCTAATCTGATACATCTGAATGTTTTCCGGTGCTGTGTTCGGGAACTTGAGGCCGTTGATAGCTGTTCCTGTCACACCCGACTGACGTCGGAAAATCTTACCGGGGAATATGTCCATGTTCTGACCGGGAACGAGGGAAGCCTCATCGACGTCAAATACAAGGTTGCCTGCAAGAGAGAGATTGTCGATTGCCATACGAACGTGACCGTTCATCAGCATCTGTGCATCTTCCATATTCTCCGCTACGCCAACACCCCAAATCTGATAGGGATTGATTTCGTACGGCATAGCAAAGTAGGGGACGCGGGATGGAGTAAGTGGATTGACTACACAGCGGAGAACTTGACTACCACAAATCCAAGCGTTGACTTGAACTTGTGTGAGGCCATCGGGAATATCTTCGGGGTCCATACCTACAGACGCTGCCATAGTAGCGTCAATTACACCCCAATACTCCATAACCTCGTAGCGAGTTTCGTTGTAGTATGACTCTGTTTCATCTTCTCTAATCGTGTCTTCGAAGTATTTATCCGTATAATTAGGGCCGCTGGCTATAGCGGCTTCGATAGCTTCGGACCTAAAGTGCGGCATAAGCAGCAAACCGCGAAGCTGCTGCTGATTCATTCTGTGTCGTTCGATTACATATTCGCAGCCCTCTATAGAGGTGGCCGCAGGATCGGGATAGAAATCCCAAATAGACACATGCTCAACGCGCGGTACGATCTTTTCGTAAGGGTTATACTCGCGCCCATTGCCGGTGTCTTCCCAACGATGAATCCGCTTGTACATATTAAGTGGACCCTTGACAACTCCCGTACCAAGAAGAGAGGACTCAAAGATACTCTTACGAATTACCGTTGTAGCATTTGTGTCGATAAGCTGATCGTGGATGATCTTTTCACACTGCAGTGCAGACTTCTGTGCGGGAGAGAACTGCGGTTCTCCCAATCGGGCTGGGCCTTCAACGACTGGCGAGTTTGCAAAGTCGTCCTTGTAGGCACCCAAAAAGTCCTGCGGACTCTCCGCTGTCAGTCCACCCGGTCCTAGCTGTCGTCCGTCGCCAGCAAAACCATAGGGGTCTTGCACACCGGCATCCGGCTCAACTAAGTCATCTACAGGCGTCTTGAGATGGGCAAACTCTGCCACACCTTCGGGCACTGGAGTAGGTTCTACAACGATAGGAAACTTCTTGTTGGCAAACAGTATGTCAACAATCTGACCGTACGCGGCAAGAACTTTCGTCTTGGTGATTTTAATGAACACCTTAGATCGTTCGGAGTCGCGATACTGCGTAGAACTATCGTATATACCCCGGAAGTTCTTGTATGCTTGCAGCCAACGCTGTTCGTACGCATACCGTCCATTCTCAGAGTCTTCGAACTTCTTTTGGATGTACTCCGCCAAGTTCGGCATCTGATCGTCGGGGGATATGATGTCTACTGCTTCATCGTCCGCAGGTTCTAGAAACCTATCTTCCATGAAATTACCCTTTAGTAATCGCGCTGTTCAGCCATGCTGAATACAGAACCATCGACGGTAGTCTTAGACTGCTTCTTAGGCATGTCTTCAGTGAGTACACCTTGGGCAGTCTTAGTGTCGAATTCAAGACCTTCACGATACAGCTTGTCTGCACCCATCTGATCGTCAACCGACGTTTTGTCTGCGTTCATGATATACCCTTCACCCATATTGAGGTTCATTTTACTCTCCCTTATTTATGAAACCGCCGGAAGAGAACAAAGAACGTCCCCCGGACAGCCGTGAAGTGATTTCTCTAGTTAGATTTCTGTCAGTAAGAGGCGTATTCGTTTCTTCTTCGAACGATGTTGCTGCTGCCTCTTTTAATTCACCTGCAGCAAGTTCACCTAAATCATAAGCAGTCTCACCTACTGCAGTAGCTATACCTACAGGAGCAACAGCTTCTTCTGTTCCTGCAAGTGCCATCGCCATAGAAGGGGTAAGACCGTACCTGTCTTGAAGTTCTTCCACCCGTGCTGGTAGCATTGCTACTCCTACGGCGGGGGCTGCTTTTGCAGCGCCGGATGCAATAATGCCTGCTGCAGTCGCAGCCGCGCCAACGACCTTTTTGCCTGTACCGCCGCCCTTCGGTTTGTCCGGATCGTCGGGAGGAGTTTCAGCTTCCGGTGCAGGTAGAGCCTTCTGCGCGTTATCTTCGTCTATAGCCTCATTCAGTGCTTCGAATATTTCGTCCATAGTCATTTCTTTGACAGGGCCACGTCCTGTTACGTCAGTAACTTCGCCCTCAATGACTTCGCCTGCCGCACTGAACGGAGAGGGCAGAACAGCGATAGCTTTATTCGCATCGATCAGAGGCTCATAGTCGGTGAAGCGCAACACGTCAGCCAAGGGTCCGCTACGCAAAGCGCTTGAAGGGATTTGACTTTGGCCTTTTGCATCGATGTAGGCTTGTACGATATCTTGATCGGGAGCGAGGATGTCACCCGCAGGCAGTCCCATAGCTTTGCCAAGCTGCTCCCAGTAGTACGTACCAACGCCCATGACGGGCTTAAACTGCTCCTGTGAGTATATGCCCGGAGCCATAGCTGCGTAAATTGCTTGTGCGCCTGCTTGCTCTTTAATAGGACGGCCTACTGCTCGTCCGGCCTCGACAAGACTGTAGTTCTTGAAGAAGGCTGCGGTGGCAAAGATACGACGCAGGTCGTACGCCGATGTAAGCCTGTTGATACCTTTTCCTGTTTCGTTGTCGAACAGGATGCCATCTACCTCGCCAATGTTCTGCAATACCTTAGTGATCTTGCCATTAGGGATAGGCTTACCCTTGGGGTCAAGAAACATGACGTCCGGTACGTTCTCTCCGATACCAATGTTAGACTGCATCTGAGAAGAAATTAGTCCTGCCACATATGGATTTGCAGGAATATTGATAGGCGCATTCATCTTAGTGAGTGCAGGTGGAATAAAGATTCCCGGAGATACACTGCCTTCTTTCGCTGCGTGTAACGCGCCTGCAGGCATCTGCGTCACTTCACCCGGACGAAAGCCTAGATACATATTCGCAAAGATAGCCCGGACAACGTGCGCTTCATCCGGATTAGCTGCAGCGTAATCTAGCAGCTTCACTTGGAATTCGCCCATCTTAGTGGGATCGAAGCTGATCTTAGCTGACCGCGCAGGCGCTTTATCCGGACGAATGACGGTTTCACTTAGGGCAGGAACACCGCCGGAGTCTGCGTATTTGCCTAGTTTCTTCTGAACTTTTAGCTGATGCGCTACGTTCTTTTCGATATTCCTTACGTGACTTAGGGCTTTGTTCTTTTTGTTTACAGAACTTTCGGAATCATCAAACAATACAGTAAGCGGATTAGACGCCATGCCCTGCTGATCTAGTTCTAAGGCACTTTCGATAAATTCGATTACGGGCCGTTCTTTATACTTTGCAAAGGCAGGATGATTGAAGGTGCTACGCATAGAACTGCCTGCACCTGCACTCATTCCCGATTTTTCAACATACAATTCAACGAGACGGCCCAGAGTCATCGTATCCGGATCGAAACCCATTTCCAAAATTTTAGATGTAGAGCCGCCTGCGGGTGCCATTGATTAGTATCCGAATACTTCGTCTTGAACTTGATATACTTGGTTCTTGATCGCACCAAGCTGTTGATGTATAGATGCGTACCCGCTCATACGTGTCATCATCATATAGCGAAGAGCGTCGTAGGCGTGGTCTTCAGCCTTAGTGTCTACGTCTTCACTGTTTGTTTTAGACAGGGGTATGCCTGCCATTTGTTTGATGATGTTCGTACACGTAGAGAACATACGCAAACGGGGTTCACCGCTGTACGGCTCTTTTGCTAGCCGACGATGAACTTCCATCTTTCCTTGAATTCTATTTCTATCGGAAGGCGTCCAACGCACTCCCTGTCTCATCATCACTTCTGCTATCGATGGACCGAAGCCTGTCTTATTCCAGCACGACGAGTCCAAAACAGTGTAGTGAGGTAGCGGGTCGAGTTGTTCCGCTTCTAGTATTTTATCCGCCAGTTCTTCTGCTGTCAAGTGTTTTTGATATAATTCTCTGTATATCCAAATATTATTGTCCCAGTCGATTGCACCCCACAAAACGCAGGACGGTGCAGCGTAGCCATAATCCGCTGCGCGGATGCGCGGCCAGTTAGTTGGCAAATCGAATGGTTCGACCACGTGACGCGATCTTGAGAATTCGGGGAAGGCCGCTCCCTCCGCCACGTCCCAATCCCCTTCAAGAAGTCTCTTCCGTTCGACTTCCGGGAGCGATCTGAGCATAGCCTCGTACTGGCCGTCTGCTAACAGATAGGGATTGTCGGTCAACCGCGCTGGAACAAACTTACGGAAGAAGAGCGGCTGACCTGCTTTCTCGTGACCGTCGGGCCACAGGTATTCTTTTCCAGTGTCTATATCGAAGGCAGGAAAAGGCTCGTTTGGTTCGATGTCATCGATATAAGTCTTCTTGACCCACCAACCACCCACTCCTCCGGGGTTGGCTGTGCAGCGCATGTACAGGTGTTGCTGGAGTTCACGATCAGTAGAACGAAGGCGAGAACGCAGATAGTCCCAAACGTAGGGTGTAGGATACTGCGTAATCTCATCGATGCCAATCCAGTTAAACGCCTGTCCTTGGAAACGAGTGACGTCCTTGTCTCTGTCTAGATACGTAAACCAAATCGTAGCGCCGGACGGGAAGACCCACGTGGACTTAGACTCACGAAACTTCGCGCCCGGAAATGCCTTGACGTATAGCTGGCGCGACTTGTCGATCAGTTCGGTTAGTTCGTCGAGAGTACGCCTAAGAAGAAGCCCACGATGATTAGGGTTGTGACAGAAGCGCAGAGGATCGGCCAAGAGAGCGAAAGATTTACCGCCCCCGGC